CTAAAGTTTTTAGCATAAACCTTTCGCTCCCGACTGCTCCTTTAATTTTTGATTTAAGATAAAGTCAATCACTGCATCCATTTTTGTTTTTACTTTTGCTTCATTCATGCCATATCTCCTTATAAAATTCGCTAAAATGTACGTCAAACTCATCTGCCAATCGCTCGATTATTTGCCAACCTGGCAGCGATTTCCGATACTCACGAATGATTTTAAATCGACCAACCGTCACACCAATATCTGTTTCAATGTCCGTTATCGTCTTGCCACTAGCTATTCGCAGTCGGTCAAAGTTGTACCAGAATGTTTCATACATCCATGCCACCCCATTTGATTCTGAGTTTCAGGTCTGAAAACTCTTCGAAGCTGATTCGTCTAAACTCTGCGCGTTTTTGCGTTCGTTCCGTCTTGATTGTGTTAAGCTTTACCCCACGTTGTACAGCAAGTTGTACAAATGTTCCGACGTATTCTTTATCTGCTGTCTTGTAATGCCAGAAATATGGTGGTCGTGCGCAATACTCACGTTTTAGTTCTTCCACTTCCGCCCCAGTCTTGCCGAGATACTTCCCGATTTCGTCATTCGTTTTCCAACCATGATTGAGCATGATGTAGTCTTTCTCTTTGGTATCGACTGGTTTTTTGATGTATTCGCGGTATGCCTTGTAATCGCCTGATTCTAGTAGCATAATTCGCATTTTTCTGCGTTCCAATTGGTCTGCTCTCATGCTGATTCACCCCACATGAATTTCGTGCCTTTTAAGTTTCCTCTTTCTACCGCTCTCTCGTTTTCAATACATCTAATAATTGTGTCATGGTGGCAGCTTAATGTTCTTGCCGCTTCTGTGATAGTCATAAATGTTTCTTTCTCACCATTCGGAAATAGTGCGAACAATACACGTTTTTCGTTTTTATGTGGTGTCCAGCGGTCGTTGACAAAATCTTTTGACGTTCGTTTCTTTCTCTTCGCTACTTTTTCAGGTGCTTTTAACATTTTGCCAATTCGTTTGAAGTTGATAACTGTCAGAAATGATTTCTGTAACGCTAGCGCTTTGTCGTTCTCGTCACATTGAATAATTTTCCCTGTGATAGAGTGTTCGTTCACGCGGATTGCTTCAATTTCGAGTAGTCCGTCAAACTCTTCTGATGTGCATACGTATATGCCGCCGATTCCTAGCTTCATTGGTTATTCCTCCTTAGAATGGCAATTCTTGGTCATCTATCGTCACACCGCCAAATGGATCAGAATATTTATCCATCGGGTCGGCACCTAAATTTGTTTGTGTGTTCCTTGTTTGACGTCCTGTGTTTCCGTTGCGTGAGTTATTCGATTGGCTTTCGCTTGGCTTTGCGTCTAAAAATTCAATTCCGCCATATTGATTCGCTACAACTTCAATTACTGTGCGCTTTTGTCCGTCTTTTGTTTCGTAGCTGCGACTGGTGATTTTGCCTGAAATTGCAATTTTTGAACCTTTTTTCGTGTAGTTAGCAAGCGATTCTGCGCTTTTATCCCAAATTGTGAATGGAATAAAATACGTTTTCTTATTGTCACCCCAACCGTCATCAATCGCTAGTGTGTTAGTTGCTACTGCTTTGCCACTTTGTGTGTATTTAAGTTCGTTGTCTCGTACTAAACGCCCAATTAGATTTACTGTATTCATTTATTTTTCCTCCAAGTCTTTAATTGTTCTTGTACCATTCACAATCTCGATTGCTTGCTCTACGTTCCAAGCAACGCCATTCAACATGTTGTTTTCATCGGCAGCTTTTAAAAATGATGTTCTGACGGTTTCCCGTTGTCTATTTTTATTTCTACGAAAAACAACTTTCCGTCGCCTTTTCTTGCCCCAAAAATATCAGGGAAACCTTTCTCTAAGCCTTGCCCACGTGTTTTATACGTGACTTTCTTCCCACTATCAACTTGCCAACATTTGTGACCTAACTTTTTTAGTTCGCTTTTGATGTTTTTTTGTAATTCTAATTCCGTCATAGATACTCCATTCCCAATCGCTGCTCTCTCTCAGCTACGTCAAATATCAGCCATTTGCACTCTGCTGCTTCGTCTATTTTTCCGTTTCGTTCGAGAATCCTGATTGACTCCTCTAAAATTTTGACTAGTTTTGATCGCTTCCATCCGTTTTCGTTCATAATCGCTAGGTATTCCGCTCCTGTCATGTCATCCCCTCCATATGTCAAAATCAATTGAAAAGTCCATGAATTTCTTGGTAAAGACAAACGGTGCGGTTCCTGTCATACCCTCACGATTTTTCGCAACGTCACAACAGATTTTTTCTGGCTTATCTTTATCCGCTGATAGCAACATGACTACGTTTGCATCTTGCTCTAATGACCCAGATTCTTTTAAGTCACTCAACATCGGCTTTCCATCTGCTCTACCATCAACTGCTCGGCTAAGTTGTGACAGTAAGAAAATTGTGATATTTAAGTCTGTTGTTAGCTTTTTCAATTCGCGAGTAACTTCATTCATGACTTGACGTTCGTTCTTTCGTGAGTCTGTGACTGTTATCAAACCTGCATAGTCCACAAATGCGATATAGCGTTTCTTACGCTTGTAATTCTTTTTGATCGTTGCGCGTATTGAGTTCAGCTTGCTAAATTCTGACGTGTAAACTTTTAAGTCGTATCGTTGCAGCATATCCATGTATGCTATTTTTGCTTTTTGTTTATTTTCTGGGCTTAGTGCATTTCTTTTTAAAAATAACATTGAGTTGATACGTGTCTTTTTGCTGATTAGTCGTGTCATGAGTTCGTTTTGACCCATTTCCAAAGTGAAGAAGTCGCATGCTATATCCTTATTTTTTTCAAACGCTTGTTCGCATATGTTTAATGCTAGTGCGGTATTATGAGTAACTATAAAATCATTGCAAAGATACAACTGGTCTTTGTTTTCAACTGATATGCAAGTTACTTCTTCATATCCAACTTCTTTAATTTCAGAGATTATCGATCTATTGAATTTTCTTCTAAATTTATGGTCACATTCCAAAAGAACATTTTTCTTAGTTGGCGTTTTGAACAGTTCGGATAACATACTAACTTCTGCTCGAACAGATATCTCATAACAAATATGTTTTCCTCTTTCATCTTCCCTAACCTTATTTTCATACCCGATAGCAGTTCTCTTACTTGATGAGCCATTTTTTTGGAAGTAGTATTGTATCTTACATATGGGCTATTCTTACTTATACACGCTGACCCATCTGTATCAAATAAACCTCGTAGTAGTTCAAGTCTTTCGCTTATACTTGCCGTCATTAAATATTCAGGTATTTCTTTCAAATGAGAATATCTCACGACTTCTGGGATATCGCGAAAAACATCTTTGGTTTGTAAATACTTTTTATTCTTTTGGTGTTCTTTCAACTCAAATACCCAACTGTAATTTTTTAGACTTAATTTTTTTGGCTTTGTATTTGTTATTTCAGCTACTTTTTCAAATATAAATTCGTCACATCCACTGATTGTTAAAGGTCTTTCTGACGAACATCCACCTCCCAAAAACACACCAATCAAATAAGGGTCAATAAACGACTTCTTTTGATATTTATATTCAACTGTTCCATTTAAAGGTATTGAGTACCTAGCGTGCTTTTTCCCATTCACATCTACTCTATGCGTGCCAGTTTCAAAAATTTCTTTTGTTGTTATTTCTTTTAAGTTCCCATTTGATGTATAAACACTCCAGATATGATCTCCATCAACAATTGTCTTTCTACCATCTTTCAAAGTGACTTCGAAAGTTTTCAAAGTACCTCTCGGATATACGCCAACTATCCTAGTAGGTTTTCCATGTTGATCAAAAACATAGTCATTTGGTTTTAAATCGCCAAATTTTACTTTGCCTTTTGGTGTTGGTATTTCTAACCAATTAGGATGACCTTTCCCCGTAGCTGGTCTGCCTGCCATAACAATCAGCTTTCCACCACTGATTCCACCGCCTAACAGGTCATCAATCGGTTTATACGTTTCAATGATGTTTGGTTCTTTATCTAACGATTGACTAAATTCAACAAATGCCGTTTGTAAATTACCATCAGACCTTGTTAAAGCCATTTCCTGACGTTCTTCGGTCAGTCTTTGTAACTTATCCAAATCCACAACGGAACGTCCTAGAGCGTAGTTTTGAGCGGTTATAGACAACTCTCTGTCTAAATAGTCTGCGTGAATGTTCTCAGCCATTTGTTCAACGTCTCCGCCAGTTGCACCTGACGCCAACATTTCTATTTCTTCCAACGTGCCTGCTAGTAAATTTATTGTGCGTACCTCTCGGAAAACTTGCTCTAATGTGTAATTAGAGCCCTTTAAGCGGTTAATAGCTTCGACAAATGTTCCTAGTGCTTGATTTCAAACCAACGGCTGTCTAAGTCGATAGATGTTGCTAGTGACGGATCACTAAGCAATTCGCTTACTACTTGCATTTCATTGTTGTTCATAGACTTCCCTCACTTCTCGTTGAGTTCGTTCGTATTCTGTATCTCGTTTTGTAGCGATAACTGTTGATTCGTATTCATCTTCCCAACCTCGTTGATTAAACCAGCTAGAGCCATAACGAACATATTCGATAGACGTATTTTTTCTCGCTATTTCCTGTTTGTAAGCGACAATGCCATCTTGTATTTGTTTGTTAGTAACTCCATCTTTTATTGCAGCTTTATACGCTTTAAACGCACCAGCTTTATTTTTCT